AGTCTGATTGTTCTTTTTCCCACTCTGACATATCTGTCATGGTTTAACTCCAACTCGTTACTAGACTGATTTGCATCTCACAGCTCAAGAGATCACCTGATGCTACTGAGAGAACTTGTGGTTGGGAGACTGCTCCCACGTTATACGATATTGTGTCATTTGTAGTTGCTGAATAAAGCGCGTTAAACATTGTTACTACGGCAGACTCAATACCTTGAAGGTTGCCCTGATTATCAAATAATGGAACTGTGATAAGTAACTTGAAATTGGCTGTTGGTCCAACGGTTGCCCATGAATCGTTAGATGGTTCTAGATATGGATCATCAGGAATAATTACTACTGAATTGGCTTGAATAGTTTGTGGCGGATAAGCAAAGACTTGGTAAGTTGTGTTAGCTGTTAGTGCAGTCGCAAGCGTCTGACGAAGGGTTGTTACGGCTGGTACTGTCATTAGCCAACCATTGACCTTGGGCTTGTGTAAGGCGCGATAAGACCGCGAACCTTTGCAAGCATTGTGTTACCCAGACGGTAAGGGCTTGGAGTAACGCCATCTACTGATACGCCGCCGCTAGAAGGAGCCTGACGAGCCTGCCAGACGTCCACGGCGAGCAAAAGAGCTGCTTGACGGATTGCTGGAGTAGATGAATAACCCGCAGCCTTTGTGTCAGCTCCTAGAGCCTTTCCATATGGAATTACTTGGCGATAATTTTCGTCTGAAACTGATCCAGTAGCATTGAACTGAACCAAAGAATATCCTCGAGGAAATGTCTGGTATGTGTAAGGAAAGAAATATGTGAATAGCGGGAAAGTACCTGAACCATTAGTCCATGGGTAAGTCGCTGTGATTGTACGGCTACCATTGTATGAAGTTCCAACACCTGAAACAGTAATGGTCTGTCCTACTGTGAAAGTAGCAGGAGCCGATAATACCAATGTACATTTATTGCTAACTACTGTACAGCCGATGACTGGGTAAGAATCGAACCAAAGATATTGATTAAGTGTGTCTTCTGCTGTCTGGCAGGCAAGTTCAAGATCAGAATCTGGGTATAACGTACCGACGCCAAGGACAGAGCGAAGTTCGTTGGCTGTGACGTATGTGGCTGCCATATCTAATCCTTTCTAAAGACCGAACGGGCGGGGAAGGGCTCTGCCCCGCCCGTCGGCGTACTTAGTTACCTCTTGCTTATGTGAGGTTGAAGCGACGAACACCCGCAGGGATAAGAACCTTACCTGCGCCGTAGCCGTAGATTGCTGTCTGTACAGCCATGTTTGAAACGACGTTCACAGAGAAAAATGCCTCTGGAGTTTCAAACCACATTGCTGTTTCAGGAGCGATGATAAATGCAGACTCGTCGATGAGACCAGCTGTAACATTCTTATCAACATAAAGGTCAAGTCCGAGAACATTTCCCTTAATTGAAGTTGGAACTGCTTGTCCGCCTGCGTTCATTGGCTGTGAAGCTGTGAAGATTGGGCGACCTGTTGTATCGACTGCACCGATGAGCTGTGACCACCAGTCGGTGTTAGTTACGATGTTTGATGCGAAGTATGAAGAACCCTTGTATGCAGCAGGAGCTTCTACGCCGATGTATGAGATAAGACCAGCGATTGAAGCTGCCTTTGTTGCTGCTTGTGTTCCCTGTGATGTAAGCGCAGCAATCATTGCTGAGTCAGTTGCTAGGCGATATGCGCGCTCTAGTTGAATAGCAAGTTGGTCAAAGAAGATTGGGTCTGAACGCTCAAGAAGAGCCAAGTCCACAGTCTGCTGTCCAGCGTAGCGAGCCAAAGTTACAGTCTCGTACGCAGAAGTCATTGCTGTGTCTGATGGTGCTGTTCCGTCGATTGCGTTTGAAGCAACTGTTGGAGCAGTATCAGAACCGCCGCCTGCTGATGTAACCAATGCAGGAATGTTGATCTGCATACCTGAAGCAGGTGCAGCCTGACGAGTTACAGCGTCGATTGTTGGACGTCCAAAGTTTGTGTTAGACACAAAGTTTGAGAGGTACTGGATTGGGTTGAACGCAGGGTTAGATGACATTGTTCCATCTGTTGCGATGAGGCTGCGGTCTTCTGCTGCAGAAACCCACAAGCGGGATTCGTTGTCGCCAAGTGCTGCCTTGATCTTGTGTTCTGTGTAGCGACCCATTGATGTGATTCCGTGACGTACACGAGTCACACTTTCGCCATAAGGAGTTGCCGCCTTAATGACTGGGCGTGAGGCTTCTGCTGTTGCTGCTGCCTCAGTTGTTGCGGGAGTTGTATCTTCTGACACAGCTGCCTCACTTTCTGTTGGTTGGGTTTCATCTGCAACCTCGATAGGTGCAGAAACTTCTTCTTCAACTACTTCTTCTGAAGCAGCGACTTCGAGGACGCGAGCCTCGGTAAATGCAGGAGATTCAACGAGTGAAACTTCCTTGAGAATTGCTGATGTGACGACCAATGTGCCGTCTTTCATTTCCTTTGATGCTAGAATTTCAACACCGACAGAAAGTCCGTCGATAAGTCCCTCTGAAGCCATAAGCAAGTAATCTGTTGCCTTGCTTGCTGCGCTTAACTTAAATACGCCATCGATGCCTGAAGCGGTCTCATTAAAAGACTTGGCGCGACCAATAGGATCGTTGGTGTTGTGCTGTGCAAGTAACTTAATCTTGGAAGGTGCAGGAATCTGGATTGAGCCGCGCTCAAAAATTGTCTTACCCGCAGAAGTATTGCCGACTGCGCCGAAAGGCACAATCTGACCTGCGATAATGCGGCGTTCTCCATCTGCCGCTGTAATCATCTGGGAACTAAAGTTCAGTAGCATCTGGTACTGACTCCGTTTCTGCTCCGCTAGGGGCATTGGTTGTGTAGGAAGATTCTGAGCCGTCTGGCGCAAGTCCTTCCATTTCTTTGGCTTGATCTAAAGATATGAGCTGAAGTGATAGAAGCTTCTCTGTCACAGCAAGGCGGTCTTGAGGGTTGGCTCGTAGGAAGGTTTCATCTACGGCGAATCGCACAACCTGACCGCGAGGAGTAAGGTCATCGAGAGACAAGCGGTCTTCGATGGCACAGATATATGGGGCTAAAGAATAAGCAAAGAACTCTTTGCGTGAATCAAGTACGTTCTGATAAGTAGATGAGCGATTATGCTCTGCGTTAATCATGTGTGCCGGTATATTAAATGCGCGAGCAATCTGAGCGGCTAATTCTTCGATAGAATCGTTGTATGTCATTTCCATTGGTGAATATGACGTTGGAACGTACTCAAGGGTAGAAGTTAAGTAAGCAGTTGAACGATTTTTGCGGGCTTGCTTCCAAGTATTAAGAAGTCCTTGAATCTGCCCGTCTGGAAGGTCTGCGCCAGAGTTCTTGAGGTAACCAGTTGGTTGTGGAGAAGAAATACCAACGTTAGCAGCTTCTTCAGCTTGAATTGCAGAGTTGATAAGTCTCTGAGAACGAACTAGAAGTCCTTGGTCTAATGCTTGAAATGTAACGAGTGATCCAACGCCTGAATCTGGAACCTTAGTTCCATTGACCATGTAGTAATCAACTTCTTGAGTTAATGTGTCAAGTTTAGTTGTAACTCGGTTATTCTGAATCCACTCGAAAGATGCAGGGCGATTATCGTCTGCATAAACTGAGGTAACGCGCCAGAAAGCCTGACCGAACATGATAAGAGAATCAACTGTCCATGCAATCGTTACTGATCGTGGAGCGCGTGAATCTGGCTGACGAACCCATGTAGGCATCGCAAGTTCTTCACCAGTTGTAAGTGAATACATTTCCAAAGGAATTGTTGCAATAGTTCCTTTGATAAGATTGAGGCATTGATTGACGGCTGGAACAGAAACCGCAGATTGGCGGTCGATTGGAGAAGCCCAGTTATTCCAGCCACCCATACCCATTGCATAAGATGAACCGAATGGCGCGTCATAGACAGCTGGATTGACCTGCGCTGTTAATTGTTTCTTATTTCGCCCAAAGAGTGCCATAGAGTGCAATTATACACTACATATAGGTTATCCAGCGTATATAGCCGCTACCTGTTGTGGTTTCATCAACATTGACACAACCATAGCTGTAGCAATCGCTCCAGATATATCGCCAGCCGACTTACGCTTTACAATACGCCATGATGAATCGTTGGTCTTAGCTGCACAGTTATTCATCTGTTGAATCCAGTTTTCCTGACCTTTATGAACTAGACGCAAGTTATCCATCGAGTCTTTTAGATCCGTACACGCCTGATAGAACTGCTGACCTGAAATATCTTGGACAACACAGCCACTATTAGCAAGGCGTTCTGCAATGGTTTGGGTCGCGTACTTGTCGTAGCAGATCTGACGCGGGTGATATTGGTCAGCCCACGCCTTTATCTCAACTGCAATCTTTAGATCATCTACCGAGATTTGCGAATCCCAAGTCTGGAGTATTCCCACGCCAATTCGACCATCTGGGAGTATCTGACCAGCAACGAGGCTCGCATTACGGCGACTCGGATTGACGTCGAAACCGAAAACGGTGTAACCGCCGACTGGAATCTCG